AGAACACGAACGGTTGATTGATGCGGATGCGCTGCTGCTGCACCTGCTGACGGCGGAATCTGGCAAAGTGTATTATTACTGCTATCCATGCAAGGAAGTAATTCAAGCAATTAATGAAATGCCGACCATCATCCCGGCAGAGGAGGACGAGACATGAGCATTGGACTTTTGGCAATATTCTCAATTAGCGCCGAAAGTCTGTTGTTGCATGGCTGAAACAGGAAAGCGAGGGTGAGTGATGAGAGAATGCAAAGAGTATGAGATTACCATAGAGAAATTGATGCGAGTTGTACACAATTACACAGACCCAATACGGATAAGGGTGGTTATGGGTGATGCGTGGCTGACCTGTAATGAAGCTAATCATATGCGTGATTTCCTTTTGACGGAATGCTATTCATATCGGGATAAAGAAGAACAGGAAAGGCTTATGAAGTATTACAAGGATGTGCCTGTTTGGAACTTGACCGTGTGGGCGGATGGCTATTATTCAAGCGAAAGAGGAAGAACAATGTACATGGGCATCGAAGCGCATTGTCACTACAAAGATATCCGAGAAGGATGGCTTGCGGAAAAAGATGCCACACGGAAAGCCAAGAGGGCTGAATATCGAAAGCGCAGGAAACTGAAAGCAGAGGAGGGTGAGTGATGATAATCGGAAACTGTCCTGTCTGCGGTGCGGAAATGAGAGTTGGAACAGACATGACCAACGCCGACCGCATCCGGGCAATGACAGACGAGGAACTTACTGATTGGTACTTTGACAAGTTCTTCCCGTGTGCACCGTATTGTTCAATGCTACAAGATGGATGCCCAGAACATTACGATTGCAAAATTTGTTTGCTTGAGTGGCTGAAACAAGTAGTAGACAAGGACGGTGAAGCATGACAGAGCATAAAGTCTTAGTCTTCCCGGCAGGCACAGAGATTGCTTTTGAGATTCACAACGCGCTTCGGAACAGCAAGTTTGTGAGACTCTACGGGGCAACGAGCGTACCGTGCCATGCTGACTTCGTGTTTGAGAACTGCGTAGACGGACTCCCGTTCGTTGATGATCCGAATCTGATTGATGAATTGAATAAGGTCATCGACCAGTGTGGGATTGAGTACATCTACCCGGCTCACGATTCGGTGTTGCTCCGTCTGACCGCAGGCCAACTGAAGCTACACGCAACCGTGGTGACCTCTGCTCTGAACACTGTGGCGATCTGCCGCTCCAAGAACAATACCTACTGCTTTCTGGACGGGGCAAAGTACCTGCCGAAGTATTGGCTCAACGCAAACGATGTGACGGAGTTCCCGGTGTTCGTTAAACCAGACATCGGTCAAGGCTCTGAGGGAGCGATGCTCGTCAAGAACAGGGATAAGCTATGGGAGATTCTGGAATCGAACAAGAAAGACTATGCGATCTGCGAGTACCTGCCCGGTGACGAGTACACAGTGGACTGCTTCACCGACCTGCATGGGAAACTCAGATACGTTGGTCAGAGGACGCGAGAACGCATCCGCTCCGGGATTGCAGTAAGGTCAAGATTCGTGGCGACAGACCCGTGGGTACAGGCGATTGCGGAAAATCTAAACTCGCACTTTATATTTAACGGGGCTTGGTTCTTCCAAGTCAAGGAAGACAAGAGCGGTGTGCTAAAACTCATGGAAGTCGCACCACGGATTGCGGGAACTATGGGACTCTCCCGAAACCTTGGCGTGAACCTGCCACTCTTGACCCTGTTCAATATGTGGGGTATCGAAGTCGAGATCATGGCGAACGATAACAGCTTGCTCCTCGACAGGGCGTTCATCAGCCGATACCAGACAGACCTCGACTATGACAATGTGTTTGTCGATCTGGATGATACGCTGATTGTCCGTGGCAAGACGAACCCGTATCTCATCGCGTTCCTGTACCAATCCAAGGAAAAGGGCAAGAAGATCATTCTGCTGACGAAGCACGGGGACTCCGCGATCAAGACGCTACAGGATCACAGCATTGACATCTACCTGTTTGATTCCATCGTTGGCATCCCTGTGTGGGACAAGAAGTGCCTGTATGTCCGGGAACGTTCCATCTTCATTGATGACTCGTTTCTTGAACGCAAGAGTGTACACCAGATGTGCGGTATCCCGGTGTTTGATGTGGATGGCGTGGAGTCCCTGTTTGATTGGAGTGGTTGATATGTTGGAACATACCGCGATAGCGATTCTGCATAACATGAGCGACCCGGTAGAACGGGAAAAGTTCAGCGATGTGCAGATTATGGATGCAATCTTCATGGTCATGTTTGAGATGACCGACACAAAGAAAGTGACCAAACAGGCGTACTGAAATGCGGCAAAGTACCTGTATGGCAAATACATTGGGACTTTCAAATTTGAATTAAAAGTAAAGGAGAATGAGAATGGCGATTACTAAACCCGAAGCGATGAACTTCAGCGACAAAAACATCATCATGATTATCAGCGGACTGCCCGGTACGGGGAAGACCACTCTGGCTCTGTCAGCCCCGGACGTACTGCTGATCGACACGGACGAGGGTATGGCGCGAGTCAACCCCGCCCACCGCAAGGATGCTTCCATCTGCAAGACCTATGAGGAAGTGCTTGCCGACATCAAGGCGGCAGAGGGACACTACAAGACCATCGTGGTTGACACCTGCGGCGCGCTCATTGAGTACATGAAAGATTGGGCAATGCGCACTGACCCCAAGGCTTCCAAGAAAGACGGCGGCTTCTCCCTACAGGGCTACGGCATCATCAAATCTGAGTTCATCCGTCTGTCTGCGGAGTTGAGGAAGAAGTTCAACGTGATCTTCCTCTTCCATGAGAACATGACCAAAGTGGACGAAAACGTCTTCTACGAACTGGTGGTAGAGGGCAGTACCCGCACCCTTGTCTACCAACCTGCCGATCTCGCGGCTCACCTGTTTATCCAGACGGGAAAGCGGTATCTGGGCTTCACGCCCACGGAGCAGTATAGTGCCAAGAGCGCATATGGCATCCGTGGCTTGATCGAAGTCCCGGAACTCAAAGACGGAGAACCGAATGACTTCCTCACCCGGCTGTTCGCGCAGGTTCGCAAGAACCTTGATGCGGAAGCGAAGACCCTTTCCCCGCAACAGGATCAGTACAAAGAGGTCATGGATGCCGTGAAGCGTGTCTGCGCAGAACTGACCAAGCCAGAACAGGCGGCTGATACCAAAGAGATGCTGATGAACCTGCCCCATGTGCTTACTTCTGAAAAGGAAGCCAAGGCTATGTTCAGCAAGCGGCTCAAGGAACTGAATATCGTCTGGAACTCTGCGGCAAAAGCCTACCAGTATGCAGAATAAGTTCAGACTCACGCAGTCCCTCATGTCTGCGTATCTCTGGACGTTCAAGAAAGAGGACGGTTATGACGAGTTTATAGCCGCCCTCAACAGAGAGAAGAAGCAACCGACTGTTGCGATGCTTGAGGGTATCCGCTTTGAGAACGTGCTGAACTCCGTATTGCTTGGGGAACATTTGCCAGAGGATCACGAATGGAAGTTCCCTATAACGGAGATGGCAACTGAACTCTGGGGAGCGCAACAGCAGGTGACTTTGTTCCGGGAGATCAATGTAGACGGAGTGGACTTCCTTATCCACGGCGTTCTGGACTATCTGAGAGCAGGTCATATTTGGGATTGCAAGTTCAGCAAGCGGTACGAACTCAACAAGTATCTGGGATCGCCGCAGACCCCATTCTATATGTACCTCGTCCCGGAAGCATTCGACATGACGTACATCATAAGCGATGGAAAGTATGTGTACCGGGAGAAGTATCCCCGTGAAATCGTAGACCCTATTGAACCTTATATTCGGAACTTCATGCAGTTCTTGGATATGCATAATTTAGTGAATATTTATACAGAGAAATGGAGAGTGAATTGATGTCTGCATGGGATGATTACAAACGTGAAGAGCGCAAGCCAGAGAACAAGGTGACTGGCAAGTTGCGCTGTGTGATTGTGGATGTGGAAGAGGGCGTGTCCAAAGCGGGCAACCCGATGATTACGATCTCCGTCCGTCCGAGCGGATGCAACTTCAAAGTCCGCAACTGGCTCGTTAAGAATGACAACTTTAACTCCAACGCCGCGAAGTTCTTTGATGCGTTCCCCGAAATCCCGGACGGGAACTTCAACTTCGTGGAGTGGATTGGAGCAGAGGGAGCGGCGAACTTTGTCGAGGACGAGAACGGCTACCTCAAGATCAAGGACTGGGTGTTCCCCCGACAGGCTGAGTCTCTGCCCCCGTTTGAGGGGGACAAGCCCGCCAAGGTGCAGGTTACCAAACTTGATGACCCGGAAGAAGCCGATGAGGAACTGCCGTGGGTGTAAAACAAACGAGGTCTATTTGCTTTAACTGCAAGTATCTTGAAATGAGACAAGTAGACCAATTCGGCTACGAACTGTCATGCAAGAAGAAAGCCCCGGACGGTATCATCCTAACCATGTGGGGTTGCTACAAGTTCAAAAAGAAAAAGGGTGATAGCAATCGTTAAGCACTGGACGGAAGCTGAACTGACCGAAGAACTCAAGAAACTGACAGTCATCGTGGACAGCCGGGAGCAAGACCCGCACTGCGAGAACTGGTTTAAGCAGAACGCCATACCGTTTATCAGACGGAAGTTGGAGTACGGGGACTACTCCGCAATGCTTGGGGAACAGACCCTTGAGAACGATATCTTCATCGAACGCAAGATGGGTCTGAACGAAATCTGCGGCAACTTCACTACGAACCGGGAGCGGTTTGAACGAGAGTTCACCAAGGCGAAAGCGATTGGAGCGAAGCCGTTTCTGCTGATTGAGAATGACAGCTTTGACGATGTGTACCTTGGCAACTACAGGTCAAAGGTTCAGCCGAAGAGTCTGATCGGAAGTCTCTTGACATGGCAGGTGCGGTACAACGCCACGATCCTGTTCTGCGGCAGGTCAAACTCAGCCAAGCTAATCTATGGAGTCCTGTACTACTTCGCCCGCGAGGTTCTCTTGTATGGCAAGAAATGAGCCTGTGCGATGCGATGTAACCGGGAAGTATTTTTACCCATCTTCCGTAAGAAAGTGCCGTGATGCGGCAGTAATCAAGCGATACGGGGTAGGTGGAGAAGCGAACGTCAGCGTGTACGTTTGCCGAAATTGCAAACACGCGATCAAGTATAAGTTTCACGGGGGACTTGGGTGTGAATTGGAGCGAAGCGTACAAGCGTGAGCAGAAGATGGAGTGGCGGGACGTTGCTCTCGCAATCCACGATCTCGTCTCCACAGAACAGGCACTCAGATTCTACCGCCCGGACTTAGAGATTCGGCATAACCGATGCCCATGTCCGCTTCACAATGGCAAGGATAACAACTTCAGCTTAACCGACTACGGGTACAAGTGCTTCGTGTGTGGGGCAAGCGGGGATGTTATTGCTCTGGTTAAGGATGTCTGTGAACTATCTACCAGAGCAGATGCCATGAAGCAAATCAACAGGGACTTCAACCTGCGTCTTCCGATAGACTGCGAGATCACGCAAGAGCAAAGCACGGACTTGCGACATCGCCGTGAGCAAGCAGAAGCCAAGAAGAAAGCACAGGAAGAGTGGGAGCAAGGTTATGCCAATCTCTGGGACGAGTGGTGCAGGTTAGATCGTCAGAAGCGGTTGTGTGAAGTCGGCACTGGTGCTTGGATAGAAGCCGCGCACAACATTGACCGTGTTTCATATGAGATCGACTGCTACCCAGAAAAACCGAGGTAGGTGATTAGAGATTGAATTAGGAACACTTCAGCCCGTAGAGGTTAGACCGATTCTACAGGCAAACCCGAAGTCAAAGAAGCCAGACTTAACCATAGACAACTTCTATACCATCATGTGTTCCGACACCCACTACAGTGCGATCCGCTACAATGAGATGTCAGACTGCGCAGAAGTCCACCAGATCATTGACGGGAAGCTGAAGATATCAAAGTGGACGGACACGGATGAAGCCAAGAGCCGCAGTTACATCGAAACAACCTACGGCATATACAACCGGGAGAAACATACGGACGCTCTGAGGATGCTGTTTGACAGCCGCAAGTACAACCCCGTGATAGATATCATAGAGGGTATCGAATGGGATGGGGAAGAGCGGTGTGAGCAGTTCCTTACGAAGTGGGCAAAGTGCGAAGACTCAGCGTATGCGAGGGAAGTGTCCCGCTTGATCTTTGCAGGTGGCATCCACCGACTCTACGCGCCCGGTACAAAGTTTGATGATGTGCCTATCTTGGTTGGTCTAAAACAGGGTGAGGGCAAGTCAAGCCTTATCCGATTCTTGGCGATCCACGATGACTACTATGGTGAAGTCACGCAGATAGAGGGACAACAGGCAATAGAACAGCTACAGGGTAAATGGATATGCGAGATATCTGAACTGTTGGCTCTGACAAAGCAGAAAGAACAGGAAGCGGCAAAAGCATACATAGCCCGTGCGTTCGACAAGTACAGAAAACCGTGGGACAAGAACACGGTAGACCTGCCGAGACGGTGCATATTCCTTGGCACTACGAACTACATCGCGCTGACCGATAAGACTGGTAACAGGCGGTACTACCCGATTGAGGTACACTCTGACGGGTACGAAATCTTTGACCATGAAGAGGAGATAAGAGCATATATCTTGCAATGTTGGGCAGAAGCCCGCGAGAAATACAAAGCGGGGCATATGCAAAACTTTGCTAAGAAAGAACTGGTTGCGATCTACCGCGAACGTCAAGAGATGGCAAGGCAAGACGATTGGCGCGAGGGTGCGATCTCTGAGTTCCTTGACAAAAAGTTGCCCGGAGAATACACCTGCGTCCGTGAGATATTCCATCGTGCGTTGTCACCAGACCCGGATCGACCGCATGAGCCAAGCCTTGTAGAGTCCAAGGATGTCGGCATGATTATCGGTAAGATGCCAGACTGGATTCGTCAGCCGAAGAAGCACAGGATAGGATCGTATGGTTCGCAATGGTGTTGGCAGAAGATTGATATCAGCCAAAGCAATGAACAAGAACCAGAGCCACAGAAAGCTACCATCGCAGAATGGGAAGCAGACCTGTGGGAGAATGAGTAGGGGGTGAGAACACGGCAAAGTATGATGAGGACGGGAACAGGATATCCAATAGAACCGGGAAACCTGTCCGCAATTACACAAGGTCAGAACTGAGCAAACAGAAACACGCTCAGAACCTTGCAACGGTGAACAACCCGGAGATGCCGAATAACCAGAAGTACATAACGCATATGCTTGAGATCAACAGGATATCGCAGAAAGCGAATTGGGATGACATCGAAAGCATGAAGTCCTGTTTTCTTGAGTACCTTGAGTTGTGCGCGAAGAACAACATGAAAGTCGGGAACTTCGGTGCGTATGCGGCGATGGGGATCACCAAGAGCATGGCATACGATTGGGAACACGGCAGAAAGCGATCCGGGAACAAAGAGTATCAGCAGTTCATTACGTTCGTGAAGCTGATGATTGCCGCATACCGCGAATCCGCAATCGCAGAGGGTGATATCAATCCAATAGTCGGAATGTTTTGGCAGAAATCGTTCGATGGTCTGAACGAGATGACGGAAGTCGAAGCGTCCGATGCGGAGAACAGCTTGCCAGAACACAAGGACGCAAAGCAACTTGCAGAAAAGTATGAGGGGTTGTTACCAGAATGATCGGAATATCAATTCAACTTGCGGCAATCGCAGTTATACTGCTGTGCATCTTGTGGGTGCTGTTGAGAATGTACAATGAAAATTAAAAAACGAACATTCAATGAAGCGATTGATTATATGTTAGATAAGATCAGAAGTATGCCTATTATGATGCCAGAGAAGCAACAGATTGTAGGAATGATAATAGCGTTGCAAGTTCTGCACGAAGAAGAACTTAAAAAATAGGCATAAAAAAACCCCCAGAAGCCGAAACCTCTGGGGGTGAATTATTTGTGTTCCCTTTTGCATTATGCGATGTGCTCGTCTGTTACTGCATTGAACAGTTTGACGTTCTCACCGTCCCATTCGTAGCGGATTCTCATATCGTAGAGAACCTGCTTTACCGCTTCGATTCTCATTACCGCTCTCTGAAGACGGTTTGCTTCCTCTTGGATCGAAAAGCAACCCCTTGCAATCTCAGACTTTGACCACTCCATGTCATTGTAATAACCTCTGAGATCGTCTCTGATGCGCTCAAGCGCGAACTTAGTGATAGTGAAATCCATTGTTTTATCCTTTCATGCCACAATCGTCATATGATTTGCGATTGCGCTCTCTACCTTTTCTTCGCTGATACCGATGTAACGCCGGGTTGTAACAGGGGACGAGTGCTGAAGCAGGTGCTGAACCAGAACGATGTCATG